ACATCCTTAATACCTGTTCTCATGAATCACCTATGCTATATAACCATAGCCCCATGTTCCAACAATGGTGCCATAGGATGTTAAATCAACAGCGACTGAATTTGCACTTCCCGTGACTTCATCTGGAAGAATCTGTTTACCGTTCTGGTCAAATATGACGACCATGATGGTATAAGGCGCGGCTAAGCCTGCGCTATGTGTGATTGTCAGCACACCAGCCGTCAGATTAGCGTTTGAAAATGTTCCCCTGGTCAATGTAGAACCACCAGCCGCGCTCAGTGTATGCGTCGCGTGCGTGTAGGTAAGACCAGAACCTATGACGACCCAGTTTGTGAATCCATCTGTATCATCCCAGCCCATCAACCTGTCAATATTCGGGTCAACAAGGTTCTGAAGACCGAGATGATTCAATGAAACAACCTGACCAGCGACTCCAATACCAGTTCCTGCTGTGACGGCGCTGTGAAGACCGCTTACCTGGGCATTCGTTAAATGATTGTATTCTCCAGATGTTCCACCCTGAAGACCAGACAGCTGATTATGTGTAATAGCCAGCGGAGAATGAAAATGGCTGTAATGATTAGTGCTGTTATGAGAAATCGTTATGGTGATGTCACCGACATTAGTTGTTTTACCATAAACTCTTAGCGCGAGCTTGTCCGTAGTATTAATACTGAACTGAGCTTGGGCGCTCTGTTTTAAAGTTTCAGCAGGAGTTGTCAGTGCATCAATTTCATCAGATTCGTCGTTAAAAAGAACACGGTGTATAGTAAAAGCAACACCTGTTTCATTGACATAGGCATTGTCTGTTGCAACCGTGACCTCGGAAGAGCTTGTGAATCCCGTAATCTGGAATGTCCCAAGAGCAGTCTGAACATAAGAAGCCAAATGAGCATCTGCATTGGCATCTCCAGCCACAAATGGCGTCGTCCCCGTTACGGTAGCTGTCCTTGACGTTCCAGAACCAGTGATATCAACTGTCCCAGCATCTTCAACGACTTTAAAAATATCGTATAAAAGGGTTGATACGCCAGAAGCAGAACTGACATAGGCAAAGAAATCAAATTCCCAGATACCGCTGGCTATATTCGTGTTCCCAAGAGCAGTATCATATAAATACCCAAGGATTAAACCCTCAGAATTATTGACCGTGACAGAATCCTGTTCCTCTGGGGTGACGGTATCAGGACTTGCCAATAACGTCTGATAGTCGCCAGCTTGGACATCGTTATCAAGATAAAAAGTTGAAGATGAACCCGCGCTGACTGAACCTCCTGTTTCAGGAACCCAGTTTGTCCCATTCCATCTCAGGTAATCATCTAAAGTTGGTGATGGAGCTACGACATCGGAAAGGTCATCAAGCGCAAGAGTCAACGTAGAAGCCGTGTGCGCATGAGAATCGTCAGCCACGACAGTCACGCCCGTGTTATTTATGGTGACATCGCCCGTCATTTGGACGCCAGCAGCCACTCCCACGCCATTCCCGACAAATACATAACCATCGGGAAGCGCGTTGTTCATAAAACTGGCATGGTCGTAAGCTAAATTATGAGCCGCAACAGCATCAGTGCCTGTATCGGTGTTGTTTATCTGCTGTCCGACGACAGAAATTCCTGTTCCAGCGGTAGCAGCGACGTGAGAATCAGCTATGGCGTTGAAAATCTGAAGAACGCTGACATTCTGCGTGCCGTTTGTAAGGACGCCATTGACGCGAACATCTGTCGCCGTCAAATCACCCGTCCCTAAATCAACATCATCGCCAGGATTGAAAGGCTGAAGCGTCGTAGCGACCCTCGTCCAGTCGTTGACACCGATTGAACCTTCAAGAGCGGATATGCGCGCATTGACTGTTGCATAAGCACCTTCAGCATGAGTCCCCAGAGTTGCGCAAATAGCGACTATCTCTCCTGCTTCCTGATTATGGACAGCGGAGTGCGACGGTGCGTTTTGAAAAGCATTCGCATTTATGACTACAAAAGACGGTATTGCACCTGGATAGTCTGCCATTGGAACTCCTATTCGTATTCAGAGGCGCCGCAAAATGGACAACCAGCGGTTCCGATGGTGTCTATGTAATCAATGCCATCGTAAGCGACATCTGAAGAATCGTAGTGGGTCATGCTTGAATCATAAACAACAAACCCGCACTGTTTGCAGCGCACATGCTTAGACTCTAAGCCGTCGCTGCCTCCCCATGCGGGCAAATCAACCCCCCTGAACTTTCGCTTACCACCAGTGACAGTGGGGTGAAGGTCATTAAATGGGACTTCGTTGAATCTCTCAACGATGTCTGCCATGAATTATCTGAACTTTTTAAACGACGGGTCTTTTGAATCAAACTTCGCGCCAGGCGCACGATAAACCGTAGCTGCCTTCGGTGCATTCGTTTCATTCCCGCGTCTATCAAAGTCAGAAGAAACAGAGCGCACGCCGTAAGCAATCATCTTCTCTTGCTTCTCGGAGCCGCCTTCTTGTTTCGGATTCCTTATACCATGCTCAATCGCTTTAGCCATTGAAATCTCCTTTAACGGGACTCTCCTTAGACGCAGCTATCATGGAGAGCCTGTCCTCCGTTTCGGCATATAGCCTACTCAGGGCTGCAAAGGTGTTTACGTTAGAGCCACGCCAGCTTCGCTGACTATCGCCCACTTCGTCAATCCAGCCACAAGGACCAACGCCTGCCCAACAGCTGACCAGGTGCAAGTCGTAGCCGCGCTACCACCAGCACAGTTCGTAAGAGCAAGAGTCACATCCCCGTTGTCAACGGTCATCTCAATGACCTTGACCAAGCCAGGAACCGTAGGAGCAGCCAATGTCACCGCGCCTGCGCCAACAAGAGCCAGCTTGCTGACCGCCGTAGAAACGGAAAGCGCGCCAGCTGCGGCAATTGTTTCGGTAGAAGCAACTGCCAAACCGTTTGAATCAATAACCTGGACTTCGGAGCCATTTGCTCCAACATATAGCCCAGCCTGACCAACAACTTTATTAAATCTCGTATAACCCATAGCACCCTCGTTTTGGGCAGGGGAAGGAGCTGTTTAGGCTCCTCCCCCCACTATGTGTTTAGCTCGTTGCGTTGTGCCCGTAAACCCAGCGCCAATCAGCCCAACCATAGGACCAACGTGCGTAGGACGCGAACTTCGCAATCAAGGTATCAAAGGACTTGTCCTGGAAGAACTCCAGCGGAATCCTCTCATACCACTGCAAAAACATCTTCATCATGTTGGAATCTATCATGAACCATGCGGTCCCTGGTAGAAAATCCCACACGGCGAGTTTGTATTTGCCGTAGTGGAAGTTGGCGTTGTTTTCCGCGGTATCCACTTTACCCTTGGAAGAAATAATCTCCCAAGCAACTTGCTCTTTTGCACGACCACAGAGAATCATGTCGGCTTGCACCGAGATGAGGTTGTCCCTGTCATCGCGGAAAGCAGCCATCGCAATACGAGTCGCTTCAACAGCGGTATCCGAAAGCGCGCTCGTCCCAGTGTTATTCTGGGTCGTGCTGGATGCCGTGGAAGTATGATTTGCGTTGCAAAGGCTCAATCCTTCGCTGTTAGCCAGGACTGTTACCCCGTCAACAACGATGGTTCCCGAACCCGAAAACGCGCCCTGGAACACTGAAGCTGCATGTTTCTCCTGCGTCCTCTGCGCAGAAATTGCAAGACCGCGAGGCTTACGGTTGATGACGTTATAAAGGTCATCATCGTAGAGCTTTCTCTCAACCTTGAAACCCTTTGCAAACTCCGCATGGGTGAACGTCACGTTGTAGCCCTGGTAAACATCATCGTAGCTGATGGTCCCAGTAAACGTGGGCATATCACCGAATGCACCAACCGTGCTCTCCTTTTCATACGCCCTGTCCGAAGACACGACGTTGAAAAGTGAGGTGCGCATTTCAGGGAGTTGGTCGTATTGCTCGCTGAAGATTTTCTTCAGCCCTGGTGTGATTAGGTCACCAAAACTCGCTGAAACAGCAGGCATTGTATTATCTCCTTATTGACTCTTACGCAGACACCAAGGTGCTCAACATCGCGAGGTCGGCAAAGAGTTTGGTTTTTTGAAGGTTATTCTTACCAGCATGTGTTGCCTTCCGCAGCGGAGTGAACGGAAGATTGTCAGCCTGAACGTAATTTTCAAGAACCCGAAGGCTAACACCCGTATTGATTGCCGCTGTCGTGGTCAGACCAGTTCCCGCGGCGTTGAGATTCGTTGTCTTGGACAACGGTCTTAACGTCCTGATGATGGTATCAGTCCCAACACCAGTTGTGAGCAGCGCGCTGTCCATAGTTGCTGAACCAGCCGCCGATGCGTTCAAATGACGCAGTGAACCCGTGACGCCCGTATGGGTGCCAACGAAATACACGAATGAACCGTCAATGTCATCCTGCAACGAACCAACCGTTAAGGTTGTCGTTGAAGTTGACGTGATGGCGATTGCATCCGCCTGGTCATATTCAGCCAGGTAAACCGCGAGCGGGTTGATGATGACCTTACCATACTTCGGACCCGCAGCGTTTGTCGCAGGAACATTGGAAGGAGCAACGCCAGTGGCATACACTCCCTGGACATTCGGATTCCACCGATTGTCAGAAAGAATACCCGCCGCATTCACCGCTTCCGCAGACGACGCTGTAACTGCCGTGACTAAGGCGATGCCTTGGTCGGCGCCAGAATCAGGGTCGGACGTTCCCTTCATCAGAAGTTCGCCCTGTGCGAGAAGAGCCGCATCGTAGATGGGCATATCGCGCAAAATGGGTTCATCTTCTGGGACTAAGCTGTAATGGTATCTCATTGTGTTTCCTCTCTCCTGGAATACCAGGACATTTGCAAAGCGGGTTACCGCTTATGCAAGCCAAACTTATTTTGGATTTTCTCAATAATGGATTTCGTATTCTTTCCGTAAACCTGGTCCATGTAGAGAGGATTATTGGAGAAGTCATACTGAAGCGTGCGTCCACACTTCTTGCACTGATAACGATGTCTGTAAGGACCAACAGCCTCTACAAACTTCATATCAGTTCCTCCGCAAATCCCATCGCCAGCTATCCTCGGACACATCAGCTTCTCCGAGAACGCTTGCTTGCTCCTTCCACGAATCGGTGCGCGTAGGATTTCCATTATGCTTTGAACTTTGCGTATTCTTCTGGGGACATGCGCATTTTGCGCGCAACAAGCAACTCCTCGTCCGTAAGTTTAACGGAACCAGATGCAGGCGGCGAAACCTTCGCGCCGAGAGTATGGCTCGCGCCAACTCTGGTCTGACGGTTCGCTTCCTCTGCCGCTGCGTTAGCCGCGATTTGCTTCTCTTTCTCCGACAGCTCTCGCTCTTTCATTCGGCGCTCCGCTTCTTTCATGACGATGAGTGGACCCTTAGCTAAAAACCGCGCATCGGGCATCTCCCTCGCAACTTCATCATAGACCTGCCAGAACGGAACCTCTTCAGGAGCTTTCTCTCCGTTCATGACTTCCCTAAGCTCAGGGTGAGCTTTATAGACCTCACCGATGGTTCTTTCAACTTGAGTCGCCTGCTCCATTTGCGAAACAACCTGCTTGGCTTTTGCATCAGCCTTTATGTCAGCCAAGTATTCAATCGCAGCCGCAGGGTCTTCATTATGCCACTCATTCCACTCCTCGCGTGACATCTGACCGACCATCTCAGTCTTTTGCCCAGGTCTTACACCGCTTCCAGGTGGAATAGCTGACGCCCTCTTTTCAAGCTCAATCTGAGCCAATCTTTCTTCTGCGAGCCTTGCGCGCTCCTCAGCCGCTTTTCTGGCTGCGGTAATCTGGTCAATCCGCGCTTGAACTCTGGATTTCTCCTCTGGGCTCGGTTGAGCCGCAGGAGCAGAAGCAGGGGGTTCAACTGCTGGAGCCGCTGCTGGGGCGGCATTATTTTCAGCATTCGGTTTAATCGGGTCAGGCATTTTCTTCTCCATGTTTTAGGTGTTTTCGCCACCCTCGCCAAGCTCTCTTATAATTTGCTGGGGGAGCCCGATAACCCACTGAATCTTCCGCATAGCGGCATCTATCCGTGCCGCCGCGTCCCATTCTGAATCATTAACCGCCGAACTCAGCTTCTTATTGAGCAACTGGTATTCCTGCTCCAGTCGCTGCTTGAGTAGGAGCCATCCCTGCAAGTCCTGGAGTGCCAGGAGCTGCTCCTGCAAGAGCTGGTTGCGGCGCGATTGGTCCCTGTCCATTCATACCTCCTGGCATCATAGGCATTTGAGGTGGTTGCATCTCTGGTTGCTGCTGCGCTTGGACAGCGCTTTGTATGCCTGCTGCTATTTGCGCTTTTGTTTCCTGTAAATGGGCATCAAAATTGTATCTATATTCTGGAGGCATCATGGCAAAGTCAGCTGAATCCCTGAAGCTATAATGCGCAATTAAGTGCTCCACAGGATTGTCTGTATCTTGCACATGGACAACCTGACCCTGCATCATCTTCGCATTCTCTTCCACAGGGTTGTTAACAAGCTGTGGATTAGGAGGGCGCGTCCCGATGATATCTGTAACGTCTTCATACACGCCAGTCGCCTTCAAAAGGTCAGCTGTCAATCTCCAGAACCCAGACGGATTCTGCATAACAAAAGGATTCGTCAACATCTGAGTATAGACAAATGCCTTCATGTCCCTATCGGCTTGCTTGGAACCAGCCGTAGAGTCAAGAATCATGTAGTTGTCGTAGTTCCCCGCCAAGTCTTCTGGTGCAATCCCTTCGGGGAACAGCGCTTCACCATCTGGACCAAGGACACGCATACCCAAACCTGGCGGCATCTTGTCCTGGTATTGGTGAAGAATCTTGTTCATCATCCTGGACAGAGGATTCTGGCATCTCTTTCCAAGGACTGAAAACCGCACTTCGCCCTGTTGGATAATCGCGATGGTGCCGCGGGCAGTGGAGCGCGAGCGGTTCACATCTGATTCCTGACCCGCCTGGTAAGAACCAGCGGAAGTTAATTTCTCAACAAGCTCCATGAGCATACGCTCTTCCTGGAAACTCACATTAACATTGTTAGGAACCGTAACCCACTTCGCGTCATTGATGTCATCCACGGGTATCCAGAGTCCAGGCTCCATCTCAATGTTCTCAGGCTTAAATCCAGAGCCAGCACGATACACACCAAACGGAATAATAGACATCGTTCCCGCATCCAGGCGCTGATTGTGGATGGCGTTAATTTCCTCTTCCAACGGGACGGCGACCTCCGCCATGCTCTTTCCATAAATTCGGTTCGTTCTCCTGATGAGCTGACCCACGACAAACGGGCGCTCGTTGATTCGGGATATGGATAAGAGTGGGCGCGCATCAAGGAATGTTTTTGATTTCTTTTCTATGGTGACGATGATATCTTCACGGACTCCATCGTTGTTGTAATCATACTTATCATAAAACTCTATGACTTCACAACGATAATTCTTTTTATTCTGGGTTATCTTCGTTCCTTCGGCTTCAATGTCAGACTTCTTTGTTCCTTCAACGAGAAGCGCTTCAACGAAAGTCCCAACCTCGTCGGTATTCTGATACATGCCCATCGCTTCCCATTCCTTCAGCTCAGAGTAAGACGGGAATGAACGGTGCCAAATCCATTCAAGGTCTTCTTCGTTTGAAGTCGGGACAGAGAACGTCGGGAAGCCGACATCTTCCAGGTCAATGTTCTCAACGACGCACTTCTCAAATTTCTTATACTCGTAGCGGATTTTAAATTTCGTTTCAGGGACTTCGTATGTCTTCTTCCCGCCGAGAAAAGACATGACGACCTTCTTGACTTTATTGATGATGTTCTCCTCAATCGGAATCTTGCGCTGAACCCATTTCCATTCAGGCACCCAGCGAATCTTTGAAACAGCCGTGCCGTCAAGAATCAGGTTGTGGACAAAATCATCAACGACATAAGAGAGCTGCATGTCCTTGGAAACCCACTTCATAAACTTCGTGATGTTCTCCACGTTATCCACGTCGTTCTTTTCCATCGGCTTCCAGTAAATCAAATTCTCATTCCAGCATGTAGGGAACAGGCGCGAGTGAAGAATCTCAACGACCATGTTGACTATCTGCGTTGATACGTTGGCGCATCCCTTCCATGGGTCAGACTTCTCGGAGCGCTTGCCTTCATACATGTCGCGGGATTTCTTACGAAGCTCCATGAACTCAGACCTGTCGGCAATATCCTTGTCAACAAGATAGCAGACGCGCTCAACAAGCTCATCCTTCTGAGCCTGGGAAAGAGCCAAGCGATACTTCTCTTGCTCCTGCTTCTCCTGCTCTTGAGCCTTTACAACCTGGTCTTTTGAAAGTTCGTCTTTTTTGAACATTATTTAATCAACCCTTTTTCCCGCGCCGATGAGAGCATGATGGCGACAGCCTGCTTGCGCGATTTTACCTTCGGACCCTTTTTGGAGCCCGAATGAAGTTTCCCGCGTTTGAATTTTCCCATTTCTTTCTTGGCAAATCTTGCCAACCCAGACTGTGCTCTCATTTTAGCCATTAGTCCTCCTTGCCCATCATCATCATTGGCGCTCTTCCGCCGCGAACAACAAAAGAAGATTCGTCTTCTTTCATCTTCGGTTTGAATTTGTGCATCCCCATCATCTCATGGTCCGAAAGGATTTTGGCACGCTCTTTTCCAAGGACGTTAATCTGCGGCGTCTTCATGGAAACGATATGCTTCTTCGGGTTGCTTTTGCTGTTGAATCCTTTTGCCATAAGACCTCCAAATTTACTGAGAGGGGCAGGTCGCCCTCGTTTTCAATGCCCATGCGGGCTTGGATTATAAGGTTTAGAACGCCCGCCCACTCTCAATATCCTGCAACGACATCGGCAGTCTTGCGAACCCTGGACACCGCATACTGGGGTCGCTTAATGCTCCGTGTCTTTGCATCATAGATAATCACCACAACATAACGGAGCGCGTCAAAGATGTGCTCATAAAAATTATCTTTAATCGGCTCGTCTTCTTCGTTGCGCTGATATCCTCCGAGAAATCCTTCAATGAGCGTATTGCAACTCTCGTCAATCTTTACCTGAACGAAGTTGTCGGCTCTCGGAGTCAGTAATGAACGAATTAAATTTATGCCGTCTTTAATCAGTGTCGGGCGGCTCTGGATGTTGATGCCGTTGTATCTAAGGATGTCGGCGCTGGTCCTCTCGTTCTTATCCGAGCGCGCCCGCACCGCGGGGTCACCCGCATCCTTGAAATCCCAACCTGGAAAAAGTTTTTTAGAAAGAGCGTTTACCTGGTCCGTGAAGTTCTGGAGAATGACTTCCGTCCCCATAAGCTCTGCCAGGATGTGTATTCTATCGTTATCAGCGACCTGCAACCAGACGCACGCTGGATGATGATAACCAAAATCCCATCCTCTCCAAATGTCGCGATACGGAATAGGTGAGAGCTTGGACACATGAAGCTCGCTTTTAAATTCTGGATAAACGCGCCTGCCGCTCGCTTTGGTAAAGTCAAGTTCCATCTCTTGTCGCCAAATGTCCAGCGACGGATAGCCTCTCTTAACCTCATCCACCCAAGCAGTGTCCTTGGTTTCGTCAGCAGAATAGTGAAGGAAACCGATGACAAACCCATTCTTGTTGCGCTTAAATGTGAATCCAGGGCAAAGACTTTCATGCTGTGCGCTCATGGGTCGCCTTAAAAAAAGAAAGGCTGACCGAGAGTTTTACTCCCAATCAGCCTTCTGTGTTTTACAGATTGGCTAAGTTATTTCTTCTTTGATGCCTTAACGATATCCGAGAACTTTATGTCGTCGCCCCACTCGTCAATCAGGAAGTAGTCAGGCAGCTCCTTGATTCTTCCGAGCAGCAACGGGTCTTTCACCTTCTCAACCCAGAGCACCGAATACTCGTCAAAGATTTGACGGTCTTGCGCCGTGAGTAATGAATCCACGACATGCTCTGGAACAATCTTGTCAAACTCTCCTTCAACAATGGTGCCTTCTGGTATGCCCAGATACTTCTCCACAGGCTCAATGTGAACATGATAGGTCCATTTGTTAATGGTCTTCCCATCAAAGTCCTTGATGGCTTTATAGGGCAGAACCTTGTAATCCCATTCTTTGATGCGCGCCAACCTGATGCGCGCCCGAAGCTCGGCTTCTAAGATATCAGCCTGGCGGTTGAACCCAGCGCGCCGATATTTCTGAGCCCGCGACTCAACGTGAGTCTTGGCTTCATCAGAAACCGTTTCGTCCTTAATGACGTGAATCGCCGATTTTATTTTTTTCAGCGTCGTTTCCCCGTCTTCCCCAGCGGGAGCCGAAGGATACGGCATCTGCATCTGCTGAAGCGCCCATGCGTTTGCCATCTGACCAGGATACATGACGGCGGTGCCCGCTGTCGCTGTTGCCGTAGTCACGGAATCAACATACTGCCCATACCAGTCGCCCGTGTTTGTCAAAGAAGCAAAGTTATTTCCGAATGCCTGATGTGCCATCGCTCTCTCCTTGTGTTAGGGTTGAGTTTGTATATGTCGTTTGACTTAGACTTGGAGCCGTAGTTGTTTCTTGATTCATCGGACCCATCGCCACACTATACGCACTCCGCTTGTGAATCGTCAGGTTGTAATTAACGGGATGACCGTTGCAAAAATTAATCTGTATGGAACCATGGAGTTTCTTCGCGCCCAATTTTCTCAGGTCGTCATCGGTGCCAAAGCGCATCTCAAAATCTTTAAGCCAATCCATCAGATGCTCTCGTCATGAACGAGTTGCGAAAAGAGGTTGCGTTTCCCATTCGGCGTAGATACGCCGCAGAATTTAGGCAGAATCAACTTGTGCCCGCCCGCCACAGCGATGACTTTTTTATATCCGTCCAAAGTCGGTTTAATAGACGCAAAAGACTTCTCGCTGTTCTCCTGGAACGCCATCTCATCAAAAAACAGTGAGCTCGTCGTATATTGCCTCAGAGCATCGCTGTCCTGAGATACCCCATGTATGGTTGAGTTCTTGCCCGTGAATATCAACATCGCGGGCTGCTCTTTCTTATGATACTTGATTTGCAATTCTTTTGGAAGATGATTATAAATAAAAAAAGCCCGCGATAGCAGGCTTAACTGTGACGAGAAATTAGCGTCGTCTTCTTTCTTAGAAATAAAAAATATATACTGCCCCTCTTGCGTCATCGCAAGCCATAGATTCAAAGCCACGCTGACCCACGTTATCATCATCTGCCTTGACTTCACTAAAAGCAAATTGCTGTTCTCAAGCCAGAACTTAATATAGTTTCTGACGTAAGCGCAATCAGGAATCTTCTTGACGGGACAAACAGGGTCGTGAGGGTCTAACGTGAAGGCGTAATTAAAAACGAAATCGTAGGGGTCGTCAATCTTATGACGATGTGTTTCTTCTTGTCCAATGAGCTCAGACAATTCATAAAAGGGATTGTCAACTACCGCGTCTTTTACAGCAGACTTCATGAGCTCTCCAAGTAATTAATCTTGAGATAGATATAGCATAAAAAATAATATCTGTCAATAGCAAATAAAAAGAGGCACCCCCAGTGACCCTGATTTTATTCCTGGAGCTGAAAAAATATAAAATTTCTATGTGGGAATTTGAGAATCGTGCGACTGGGGCACCGAGGGTATATCTTGTTCTATTCCATTACCAGGGGCGGTATCTCCTGTTTCTGCTCCTGCGCCTGGCGCTTGCTGCTGCTCTTGCGCTGCTGCTATTAATCCCGCGCTTGTTGCTGCTGCTTCCGCATTAATAGGCTGCTCCGTATTAATAGCGCTTGTTGCTGCTGCTTCTTGCTCCGCTGCGCTTTGCTTTTCATGTTCATAGCCAACATCCGAAAGAGCCCGCGCAATTGCGAGCTTGAGCGCCTTATCATTGACCAGGGTATTAATAACAACAGCGACTTTATTAATAACAAGGCGCGTTTTATTCTGCGCTTGCGCGATTGCTTTGGCGCTTAATTCTGCGCGCTGAATATTTGCGACAAGTCTATCAATTCTATCTATCACTTGCAGCTGCTTGTCCAGGTTATTAATAGGCGCGTCAAGCAATTGCTGCAATAATGCCTGGAGCAGCGCGACTTCCTGGCGCAAGTCAAGAAGATTTGCGCTCCCCAGGTTATTATTGACGTGCTCGCGCACTGACGCGCACCTGGGATTATAGCGCTGCGTGTTAACAGTATTAAACGCGCTCATGCTGATAGACGTAAGCGCATGATGTTTGCAATAATCTTGTCCAATAAGAGCAATGCCCTTGCAATTGCTATTGTCTTTGTTCTTGCCCTTACACTTTCGTTGAATAGCATACGCTTTTGTGTTGCTCATACACTTACATATACACCAACACAAGCACAATATCAATAGCAATTTATTGATATAACATTTATCCTATTGATATAACATTTAACACAAGCACTTGCTTTAACAATAACAATAAGAGCCCGACGAGCAAGGCACAATTTGGCGGGGAGCTGAGCGCTCCCGCCTGGAGTAATTAATTCTTGACAAATAATATATCTTCATGATATACTTTTAACACCCTGATATACAGGAGTATATCAGACGGTTTAACAAGCTAACGCGCAAAAGCGCAAGCGAAAGGAGCAAGAGCCATGAGCACCAAAAAACGGTTAGAGCCCGCCGAAGTATTAAGGGCAATATCAGAATCAAGCAGCGAATGCGCTGCGGTTGCACAAGCGCGCAACATAGGCGCACAACAAGCCCAGGCTGAAATCCTGGCGGGCAAGCTCAAAATATCAGTGAGCCATGCTTATTATTTACTCCGCACCAAGAGCGCGCCGAGCTCCGCGAATCAGAGCCAGGCGCCCGCTGCTCCAATTAATACAGCAGCGCCCGCAATTAATACACCCGCACCAAGCGCCCCAAGCGCGGAGCCCGCTGAATCAATTAATATTCTGCGCACTCACGTTGACGCGAGCGCCTTTATACCGCCCAAGGACAAGGCGTATAAAATGCGCGACGTTGACCAGGATATTGAGAAATACGCGGAGCGACGCGACTATGCAACGGTTATTGTGGGCGAAGCGGGCAGCGGTAAAACATACGCTGTCCAACAATATGCAGCGCGCCATGGTTTGCCCTTTCTGCGCGTTGCTTGTGACGATAGCGTTGCGCTGCGGGAATTATTAGGGCGCCGAGAAATCAAACAAGGCACCACGTTTTTTAAATTTGGTTTGCTGCTTGAATTTTTGCAGAAGCCAGGCGTTGTTTTGTTTGACGAATTTAATGCGCTCCCCAGTGGCAAGCTGTTTTTCTTGCATGAAATCCTGGACAAAATGAGCGACGGACACCGCGTGTTTGTTAAGGAAGCTGACTGCGTTATTACTTTGCACAAAGATTGCAGAATCTTCCTGGCGTGTAACCCCAACAGCGCAAAATACAGTGGCACCAATAAGCTGAATGTTGCGCTTGCTGACCGCCCGCGCATTGTGCACTTTGAGCCTTTCGCGCCCAGTGAAATCAAAGAGTTTTTTGACTGCGGTGACAAGGCGAAGAGCGACGCGCTCAAGAGCTATTTTGTTGAAGCGCGGAAATTAATTCAGTCAAGCAGCATGAGAGCAGTTTTTTCGCTGCGCTCAATTAAGCGCATTGCCGAATCAATCAAAAACGGTGACGCGGTTGAAAAAGCCCTGGAGCATAACTTTTACAACATGACCCTTTTGACTGCAAGCGAAGCGGAGCGGGAGCAGCTTTTCAATCTTGCCAAGGTTTGCTTTGGGTTGAATGTTGTGGGAGCGGTGAAACAATGAAAAAAGAATCCTACAAAATACTCGCGGAGCACTTTGCAGAAAAAGGCGGGCTTCATGTAATTTTTGAAGACGGAGCTTGCCCCAAGACTAACGGCGAAGAAATTATTTTGCCGACGGAAGTCAATGAGCGCTGCGTCAATCCGCTCCTGGGCGCGTTGCTGCATGAAACCGCGCATGTTAAGCATACCGCCAAGGCTGAGGATGTTTTTCAGAATCTAACAAGCGCCGAATGCCAGGCAGTCAATGCGCTTGAAGACGTGCGCGTTGATTATTTGACGAGCTTGAAATATCCCAACAGCATTGACTTTATTCATGAGCTTGCCAAGACGGTTGTGGACGAAGCCAAGAAAGAGCTGAACATGGAGCCCAAGCCCCAACAAGTTATCAAGGGCTTGTGCTTTATTCATGACGGTTTTGATGTTGCGGATATATACGAAGCGCCCGAAGTGCTCGCGAAGATTGAGAGCTGCAAGCACTTTATCCAGGAAGCCCGCGACGCGAAAAACACCTGGGAAA